TTTCTTTTCCATATAATATAATTTGTAGTTTGCAATCGCCCCGTAGAGCGACTGCATCTACAGTTAGATTAATTTAATCTTTTTTCAATATTGGAGTAAATCTCCATACCTTCATCAGTTTTAAACCAAGCTGCTAAAGCTGAGTAAGGGTGTTCGTCAAACGGAACGTTTAATAATTTTCTATCATTAGAACCCCATAAAAAAGTTCTTTGATCAGAAGATAATTTTAATATACCCATTTCAGTAGCTTTAATACCAAAGTTTCTAAGAACAACATTATCATCGCCAACTAATTCTAAAAACAAAGTAGGATTATTACGAGCAAATACCAGTAAATCTCTTTTAAGCTCTTTAGAACTCATCTTAGATACTTTAGAGCCAATTTCTACACGCATAATAGCTTCTGCCATATCAATATCCATTTCTCTAGCAGCCACAAGAGCTTCAACCTCTAATTCTAAAACATCTACTTCATACTCAGCTACTTCTTCAGGTTTGTGTTCTATAAACAAACTACCATTATGCGGGTGGTACAAAGATAATAACTTTTGTAAAACTGTTTTATTTTTAGGCACAAATAACGATCCGTTTTCAAACACTATATGTTCTAATCTTTGGTCGCCTTGCATTTCATCTACAAAAGGCGTTCTTTGATTAGATGTATATTTCAACTCTCTTTCATAACCTTTTTCTTCGTCAAAATAATAAATATTTGATGATCTTATAGTGTAGGTTAAAGGAGACATATTATTTTTTAAATAATACATTCTATCTTTAATTTCCCAACTAGGTTTTTTTGGTTCAACTTTTTTAGGTTTTGGTGTTTCAACAACTGGTGTTTCAACAACAGGTACTTCTACCTTTTCTATTTTTTGTTTTTTTGCCATAATATAATATATAATAAAATTAATAAAAAGAAAAGAAGGGACGGAGAACGTTTACATGTATGCCGTCCCCTCTTTTAATATAATAAATGCTTACTTCAATAACATAAAGTTATTAGCACCTTGTACAACTAAACATCTTTCAGATAAATAATGAATTTGCATCGCATCTAAATCAGATGTTGTAGCCCCGACAGAACCAACAACCCAAGTCTTCATTTTTCTAGACTCAGTTTGAGAAGCTCTGTAACGAACATGTAAGAAAGGACGTTTCATGTTTTTACCTAAAACTTCATCATAAACTGTAGATACACCAGCAGGAATAACAACACCTCTAACATTGTTAACAGTGTCATTTAAACCTCCTCTAGTACCTTTGTCATTTAAATATTTCCAGTCAGTTTTGTAAAAGTCATAAGAACCTCTTCTAAATCCTGAGAATCCTAAGTTAAGAGCCATGTCTTCTGAGTTATTGAATACCCCATAAGAAGTACCACCAGCTCCGTAAGAATTCATTGAAGCTAGCATATCATCAATTGCTAAAGCAGTAGATCTATCTGTAAACAACATGTTTTCTTCAATTGATCCATTAGCATCAAACTTAGCTAACATAGCATCAAACTCTGCTAAATCAGTAGCAGCGTTAACACCAGTAACACCAGTAGCAACGTGACCTCTAGTTTCGATAGCATTAAACAAACCTTCAGTACCAGGTCCTGCATCACCAGAACCATCACCAAGACCACCTGTAGCGTCATCAATAGTAGATCCAGTTAATGCTTTTTCAGCTTCAACCATAGACATCTCTAAGTAATCAGAGAAACGAGTTCTAGTTTCAGCTTCAGCTTTAACATACCAGTAATAACCACTTTGTCCTTCTTCACCACTTACTTCAACCCAACCAATTTGAGCAGCATCAGATCCTGATACCTCATACATATCTTTCAAGATAATCGGTTTGTTTGAATGTGATTTGAAAGATGGTTTGTTAGCAGTAGCTCTACCACTAGTACCTTTCGCACGTTCAGAACCATAAACCATGATTCTAAATGCTTCAGCAGTAGCATCGTCAGCTAAACCAGCAGCGTCACAATCAGCAGCGCCATAAGGTAAAATTGTAATACTATTAGTAGTAGTACTAACAACACTAACATAACCTTTTATAGTAGCATTAGATTGCGTAACAATAACTGTATCACCTAAACGAATACCATGATTTCCAGCAGCTGGTGCGTTTCCATCCATGTCTTTGATAATAGTAAAGATATTGTCAGATGTATCACCCTCACCACCACCTACAGTGTTTTCACACGAAGCAGTGTATGTAAGATGTAATCTTCCTTGTTCAGACCATACCACTCTATCAGAGCTCATAGCCTCTTCCGCGCTAACTTGAGCTAAAAAACCAGAGATACTTCTATTTCCATAGATCTCTGCTTCTTTTTCCATCAAGTCAGGCAGGTATTGCTGTCTCCAATCATTTGTAGAGCCAGTAAAATCAATATAATTGGACACAAGAGCTGCTCTAACCGGAGAAGGAGCAGCACCTGAAGTTCCACTTGTAATTGCCATAATTTTTAATTTTTAAATTGTTATTTATTTTTATTTTTAATTCTCAACTTAAAATCAGAAGAATTATCACCCAACACCTTGAACTTTAAACCACCTGCTTGTACGCTGCCATGAGCCTGTCTTGGATTCATGTCTACGTTTTTAGCTTTAGCAACACTATCTTTCATAGCATCAGCTTTGCCTTGTTCGTAAAAGTGTTTTGCAATAGCATCAGCATTCATTGCTGTATATAAAGATTTGTGATAACCTTTAGCGTCTGATATTTCATTTTTTTCGTTCAAAAACTTTTTGACAAAATTATTAATATCGCTTTGTGCTTCTTTAACCTCTCCAGCATTGTTAACATTAAATCTGTATTTTTTATCACCAACGTTATATTCAAAACCTTTGAACTTGTCGTTGAAAACAGAATTTGTTTTCTTTAAAAAATTAGACTTTTGTGTGTCTGCTTGTTTTTTAGTCTCTTCTGACTCTTTGTTATATCTATTAAAGAAATCAACAGCTTTTTGCTGCTCTGGAGTTAATTTACTTCCAGCTTTGATTTCATCATAGTATTTAGACTTTTGCCCGTCTAAGTGGCTTTTAGCGTTGGCAACTTGCTCTTTTAACGCTAATTTTTTTCTTCTTATATCTCTTTCGTCGTCATTTTCTTCGTCGTAAGAGAATTGATCTTCCATAAGGAAGTTAATTTCTTCTGCGTTTAAATGAGGTTTTGTTTGCTTGTAATATTCGTATAGTAAATCTTGATTATCCATATTACTATAATCTTTATTAAGATTAACATAGTCATTTAAATCACCGCCAGTTTCTTCCATAAAGTCCATTAACTTTTGAATATTTTCTGGTAATGGCTTTCCAGTAGCTTCAGCTTCAGCAACCGCCTCTTCAATTTGTTCTTCTACTTCAGCTATTTCTTCTTCTGTAGATTCTTCAGTTATTTCTTCTAGTACTGGAGCCTCTTGTGTTTCTGCTTCCGGCTGTACTTCTTCTTGTTCTTGTGTGGGCTCGGCATTTTCAGGCTCTGCAACCACTCCGCTGTCGTTAGTTGAATCTGCTTCAGCGCTTGTGTTTTTTTCTGGTTCTTCATTTTTTTCTTCTGGTTTTGGTGGTTTACTTAAATCTACTTTTATAACACTATCGTCATCAGTAGATTCAAATTTACTTTGATCAACTTGTTCAGTTGTTTCTTGTGTAGTTTTTTCAACTACTTGTTCATCTTTTTCTTCCATAATATAATATAATAATAATTAATAAATTTATTTAGGGTCAAACGCTCCTAAATCAAATCCTCCACTTAGTATATCATTACCTGTAGACTCAAAGTTTTTAGGTGGTTTTCCACTATTTCTTTGTTCAATCATTTCTGATTGTTGTGTTGCTTGTATTTTTGTTCTTTCGTCTTTACGATCTTCTTTTTGTTTTTCTCTTTGTTTAATACCTTCAACTTCTATACCTTTAATTCGCATGTTATATTGAAACTCTAAAGCCATTAATTCTTTTTTCATATTGGCTTCTTGTGCTAATTTTTGAGAATCTATACCAGCTTCTAATTGCATGAGTTCAGCTTTTCCAGCATTTAACGCTTGGTTTTTTTGAACTTCAGCTTGTGCAGCCGCTTGTGATGCTTGCGCGTTAGATTGAGTCTGCGCTTGTATATTTTGAAGTTGAATTTGTCTGTCTCTTTCTTGTTTTTTCTGTCTACGTATTTTTAACAATTGGTTTGCTAGCTTGACGTTTCTTATTTCTCTAAGATCAATAGCATCTTCAATTTCTATACTTGTTTGTTGTAATGCCATTTGTATGTTGTTTTCAAGTATTGCTTTTTCTTCTTCGTCTGGTTGTAACTCTAAAAATATACCAAAATCATACAAATGCAATTGTGACAACTCTTCTAACGTAGCAACATTATGCACTCCAATAGCTTGTATAAAAGCATCTTTTGTTGGTGAGTACTCTATGATATCAGATATTCTAAGTGATAAACACTCACAAGTTTCAGCTGTTAAATATAGTCCAGCTTGTAATATATGTCTAGTTGCTGTATTAGAGTTGGCGGCAGCTAGTTTTTGCACTCCAACTAAAGCGTTTTTATCTGGCATGCTACCATCTCTAGCCTCGTTTAAACCAGTTACATCTCTAATCATTTGTAAATAGTAATTGTAATTACCAATAAGAGCCTGCATTTTATTACCACCACTACCAGATGTAATTTCTTGAATTGGTACTTTACCCGGATTCATATCACCTTCACTTGTAAATGATCTACCTATAACACTACCAGTTTGAAAAAACATATTTAAAGCTTCTTGTGGATTATAGTTTGTTCCATTGCCAAGATCAACTTCTGCTAAACCATCAGCATCTAAATAAACACCATCTGGAACCATACGAGACATTACTTGTTGTAGCTTTAAATGAGTTAACTGTATCATATCAGCAAAACCAGTTATACGTTTTACTAGTGAATCTATTTTACCGTTATACATACGTGGCGCTACAATAGCATAATTCATTTTAACTTTAGTATAATCACTTTTAGGCCGCATCATGTTTTTAGCCATCTCCCATTTAAGTAGTTTATCGGTACCAAGAATCATAGCACCATCATATAGACACTCTATAGATCTTAGCATCCTACTGTAACCACCTTCTTTATCTTGTGGTGGATTAAATGAATCGTCTTTTGGTATTATTTTATCAGCACCAGTTCCAGTTTCTTTTATTTTATAGACTTCATTCATATAAGTCTTATAGTTGAAATATAAAACTTGAATAGTGTTGTTATCTTCTTTATCATAATTATGTATTGAATTATAATTAGATCTACTGTGAGTTTTGTTTTTCATTATATCTTCAAGATCACTTTCTGTCAAATGAGGAAATTGCTTTGCCAACTCATTAACTGGAATTGTTTTAACTTCACCTACATAATATATATCATCAAAATAAGGTGAATCAGTATATGAGTAAACCAGATTAGCTGGGTCTACATATTTTACAGTAACACCTTCTGAAGTATTAAAGCCTGTTTTTACAGCACCAATACCTAGCACCGTTAAATCATAGTAAAATCTTTTTCTTGTTAACTCGTATTTATTACCTTCTAACAAAACATTTAACGCTTGTTCTTGCGCCAACTCAGAGGACTGTTTGTAAGTTAACTGCATATGTAACGCTAACTCTTCTTCAGAATCAGGTAAGTTTTCAGCTTCATGTTCTGATATCTGTATTCCAAAAGCTTGTTCTGAAAAAGAGTTTAATTCTTTAGTACGCATATCAGATAATATAGATTCCATATAATCTGTTCTTTTACTAACACCATAAGGATCTTGAGAAAATGCTTTTATATCATAAGTTCGTTCTGCAATACCATTTACTACTATATCAACAAATTTAGATATAATTGGCACAGGCTTCCAGTCTAAATTTAAATAGGACAAATCACCGTTTATAGATAACTCATCCTTATATTTTTGTATTGACTGCTCGCCCCTAGCGTACAGCCTTAAATTATGAAAATTATTTTGATTAGATTTATATCTATTAAGACTTCTATCATCATTAAACCACTCGTGTTCTATAGCTTTACCTACTTTTAAACCATAATCATAGCTAAGCTTTTCAGCATCACTTACTGTTTGATTAGGAAAATAACTTTTTATGCCAGAGTATGCCATATATTTATTTTATTATTTGTGAATTAGTTCCAGTATTACTATACTTGGAAATTTTTATGTTTAATTTAGGTTTTTCAACCTTAGCGTTTGGTGCATACAAATGTCTATTATTAGCCATTATAGCTAACCCACTACTTATTGTTGCATCAAATTTAGTTCTTTTGTTTATATCAAATTTACTCCAATCGTTTAATAACTCATTAAAGTATAAATCACCCATTGTACCATCTTGTTTTACACCTACGTGATCTTGAATATACATTTCTATTGCGGCAGCATGAGCCTGTTTAATATCCTCACTTGAGTTTGGTATACCACCAACCTCTTTTTCTGCTACAGATAATTTGTTCCAAACTTTGTCAGGACGATTCATGCTAAATCC